GGTAGGGTGCTTACACTAAGAACAATCACTGGCCGCATGGCACACAACAAACCTAATATGGCACAAGTACCAGCAGTTTACAGCCCCTATGGTAAAGAGTGCCGTAGCCTATGGACAGTATCTAATACAGAAACCCACAGGCTTGTAGGTACTGATGCATCTGGTCTTGAACTTAGATGTCTTGCACATTACATGAATGATGATACCTTTACACAAGAGGTTCTTACTGGTGATGTACACACTGCTAACCAACAAGCAGCAGGACTAAAGACCAGAGATCAAGCAAAGACTTTCATCTATGCTTTTCTCTATGGTGCAGGTCCAGCTAAGATTGGTAAGGTGGTAGGTGGTTCTGCATCTGATGGTCAGAAACTAATACAAAAGTTTCTACGTAACATGCCAGCACTCAAGAAGCTACGTTCCAATGTACAGGAGGCTGCACAATCTGGTAGTATTCCAGGTCTTGATGGTAGAAGACTACACATTAGATCAGATCATGCTGCACTAAACACACTGTTACAGGGTGCTGGTGCTATTGTATGTAAGCAATGGCTTGTAGAGATGGACAATAGGATACGTAAGACTGGTCTTGATGCTAGGATTGTAGCCTCAGTACACGATGAGTATCAGTTTGAGGTAGCCAAGGCCGATGTTAAACGCTTCACACAGATTACTAAAGATGCTATGTATCATACACAGAAAACATTTAACTTTAGGTGTGAGCTTGACTCTGATTATAAAGTTGGAAATAATTGGGCAGAAACACATTAAAGTACTTGACACTAGCACACCACCTGTGCTATAATTGTTTTGTTGTTGGTAGTAGACAACGAAAACTTGGGAATGATCCCACACAGTGCCGCAATGGTGCGGATTTTAAAGGAGAAATAAAATATGAATGATCCCGTTTACATTACTGGTAAGTGCCACTATGCTTCCATCACTGAGCCGAACACTAAGTTCGATCCAGTATGGTCAATTCAAGTAGAGGTTAATGATGACAACCGTGAGGTTGTTGAGAAGTCTGGTTTAAAAGTTGCTAACAAAGGAGATGAACGAGGAGACTTTGTAACTATCAAACGTAAGGTTCACCGCAAAGATGGTACGCAACGTAATGCACCACTTGTGATGGACTCACAAAATAATCGTTGGAATAACGATAAGAAGATTGCTAATGGTAGTACCGTTAATGTAAAGGCAATCCCCTACGAATGGGACTATGCTGGAAAGTCAGGAATATCCGCTGACCTTGCTGCTATACAGATCGTAGATTTTATTGAGTACTCTGGAAATCAGCAGGACTTCGCCCCCGTAGATGGTGGATATGTCCAAGAGACTGATGCAGTTCCATTTTAATCTAACGTAGGAGATAGAGAGGGGAGTAGTTTCCGTATTCTGCTCCCCTCTTTTTTATTACATGAAAAAAATTGACACACTAGTTGAAGATATCTATAGCCTATTCAATCTCTCCGCTATTGATATGTCTGAAGAAGACGTTGATAAGTATGTTGAAGAGTTTGGAGAGATGGTTAAGTTACATACTAAAAAATTCTTATACGACGAAGAGTCTGTAGATAAAAAGTTAAGGCTGTCACAAATAGGTAAACCAGATAGACAGCTATGGTATAATATTAATTCAGATAAAGAACGTGCATCTCTTACATCAAGCACACGCATAAAGTTTTTATATGGATATATTCTTGAAGAGTTTCTTCTGATGTGTGCATCAATTGCTGGACATGATGTTAAAGATCAACAGAAAGAAGTTAGTGTTGGTGGTGTCTTAGGACATCAGGATTGTATTATTGATGGTGTTCTTGTGGATGTAAAGAGTGCATCTACTAGTTCATTTAAAAAGTTTAAGAATAATAGTTTGTTAGAAGATGATCCCTTTGGTTATATTGCACAGATATCTGCATACGCACAAGCTAATGGGTTAAAGGAAGCAGCCTTCCTCGCAATAGATAAATCAACTGGAGAGATTGTGTTAACTCCAGTACATTCAATGGAGTTTATAAATGCTGAAGCAAGGGTTAAACATCTTAAAGGACTGGTTGACAGCGATGTTATCCCTGATCGCTGCTACGATCCTATTCCTGATGGCAAGTCTGGTAATTTTAAGTTATCCGTTGGTTGTATTTTTTGTTCTCATAAAAGAGAATGTTGGTCAGACGTTAACGGAGGAAGAGGGATACGTGTCTTTAAATATGCACAAGGTCAGAGATACTTGGTTCAAGTTGGCAAGGAACCTGATGTCCCTGAAGTAATGGACTGGTAATGCATTGGAAGTATAGTAAGAAACCAGACCCTACATCACACTTTGGTTTTGTGTATACAATAACTAATATCAAAACATCTAAATCTTATATAGGATGTAAGCAATATTTTTATACACGAAAGAAAAAGAAAGTTGAATCTAATTGGAAAGTGTATACTGGTTCAAGCAAACATCTTAACGAAGACATCAAGAAGCACGGCAAGAAAAACTTTAAGTTTGAAATTATAGGTGAGTACAAAAATAAACGTAGCTTAAAATATTATGAATGTTACTATCAAATGATTAATCATGCACTAACAAAGAAACTAGAAGGTTCTGATGAGCAAGCCTACTACAATAACTATGTAGGTGGTAAGTTCTACAGGCCCGTACAAGAGCCGCCAGATGATTGAGGATATCTTAGAAGCACATTCTTTATATGATCTGACAAACAAAAATCCTGATAGGTCTTTAAATCTTGCAGTTATTTTGCAAGCACTGCTTGACTTATCTAAACCAGAGAAGTATAATGAGCCGCATGAAACATCCCTGTATAGAGATCAGGCGATGGCATGGGTCTTTGCGTCTGTGGGTACAACGTGTGAAAACTTTACTATCACATGTGAACTTGCTGGTGTAGAACCAGAGACAGTTAGAACTTTTGCTTTACGAGTAACCTTATCGGAGAATGTAGATGACATCAGACAAAAACTTCACTCCTTCCTGTGATACTATGGAGAGGCAGGTAGGTGGTGATCATTACAAAGACTGTGGTATACAACCTGTTGAGTACATACATTCAAATGATCTAAACTATTTTGAAGGTAATGTTATTAAATATATTACTAGACACAGAACCAAAGGAGAAGGAAAGAAAGATATAGAGAAGGCTATACACTATGCGGAAATGATTTTGAAATTTTATTACAACTAAGGAGGGGGTGATGGTACAATTCCGATCAAACGAAAATCCTATGTTTCGTTCAAAGTTTAGTGAGGATATCTTCAAGCAGAAATATTCCCACCATAACTGTGAGACATGGGATGCACTAGCATCTGTGCTTGTAGATGATGTATGTCAAACGTATATGACTAAGGACGAGAAAGAAGAACTCAAAAGAATTATTACAGACCTCAAGTTTATTCCTGGTGGTAGGTATCTCTACTATGCTGGGCGTGATAATAAGTTTTTTAATAACTGCTACTTGCTCAAGGCAGAAGAAGATACAAGAGAAGACTGGGCTAACATATCATGGAAGTCTGAGTCTTGTCTTATGACAGGCGGTGGTATTGGTATTGACTATAGCACATACCGTGAAGAGGGTAGGCTGCTGAATGGTACAGGTGGTCTTGCTTCTGGACCTATACCTAAGATGCAGATGATTAATGAGATTGGTAGACGAGTTATGCAGGGTGGTTCTAGAAGATCTGCGATATATGCAAGTCTTAATTGGAAACATCCAGACGTAGATAAGTTTCTTATGTCAAAGAACTGGTATGATATGCCTATTGGTACAACAGAACATACCATTGGTCAGATTAAAGAACAAGACTTTAACTTTCCTGCACCACTTGACATGACTAATATATCTGTAAATTATGATACAGAGTGGTTACTAAATTACTATGAGACAGGAGATGTAGGAGATGCCTTTAGGACTAATGTTAGTCAGAGCCTTAGAACTGGTGAACCAGGGTTCTCGTTCAACTTCTTCGACAAAGAAAACGAAACACTCCGCAACGCCTGTACCGAAGTTACGTCAGAAGATGATTCTGATGTGTGTAATCTTGGCTCAATTAATATGGGTCGTATCGATAATCTTGCAGAGTTTTCTAATGTAGTAGAACTAGCTACTAAGTTTCTGTTATGCGGTACACTACGTGCCAAGCTTCCTTACCAGAAAGTCTATGATGTTAGAGAGAAGAACCGTAGGCTTGGTCTAGGTCTGATGGGTATACATGAGTGGCTGATCAAAGCAGGACAGAAGTACGAGGTAACTGAGGGACTACACAAGTGGCTCTCTGTATACAAAGGTATTAGTGATAACACTAGTGCTAAGTTTGCTGACCATCTTAGTGTGTCACGCCCTGTGGCTAATCGTGCTATCGCACCTACAGGTTCTATTGGTATTCTTGCTGGTACATCTACAGGTATTGAGCCTATCTTTG